ATAAATAGTATTAGAAATTTACAGTTACCACTGGTGCCGTGCAGATCCAAAAGTGGAGGCATGCATATATTTTTATTTCTTAAAAACCCAGTATCCGCCAGATTAGTACGAGAGAAATTACGAGAGGTTGCATCTGGTCTCGGATATTCCGCTGTAGAAGTATTCCCCAAGCAATCAACCATACTAATAGAAAAAGGAGATCTAGGTAATTTCCTAAATCTTCCATATTATAATTCCAAAAGTACAACGAGATACGCCTATAAAGATGATGGAACCGCAGCTACATTGCCAGAGTTCTACACCTTATACGATAAATACGTTGTAGAAGAAATAGACAAAGTTGCAATTCAAGTATCTAATGAAGTTATAAAGGATGGTCCACCTTGTTTACAACAATTGTGTAGTCAAGGATTTCCAGAAGGTACACGTAATAATGGTTTGTTTAACATAGGTGTGTATTTACGAAAGTTTGATCCAGATAATTGGAAAACATTATTAGAAAAATATAATCAAGATTATATGACGCCGCCATTGTCAGCATCAGAAGTTGTGACAGTGCAAAAACAATTAGAGAAGAAAGAATATAGTTATAGATGTAAAGAACCACCAATAAATTCTTACTGCAATGCTAAAGTATGCAGTGGTAGAAAACACGGCATAGGTGGTAATGGATCATCACTAGAGTTTAGTGCACTTACCAAATTAGAAACAGATCCACCAGTATGGTTTTTGGATGTTGGTGACTCTAGAATGGAATTACAAACAGAAGAGCTGCAAATACAAACTAAATTTCAAAAGAAATGTATGAATAGTTTGAATCATATGCCTGCTCTTGTAAAACAGTCAGTGTGGCAGGAAATTATAGAGAGACTTATGGTCAATCTTAATACTATTCCTGTTTCTGATGATGGGTCATTGGCCGGTCAGTTTGAGGCTCACCTCCAGGAGTTTTGTACTGATCGTGCCCAGGCTCTAAATCGTGATGAGTTATTATTACGTAAACCATGGACCGAAGATGGTATCACATGGTTTAGGTTAAAAGATCTACAGGATTATCTTACACGCAACAAGTTTACATATTTTAATACAGGTCAGCTTGTACAAGCGTTAAGACATCTAAAAGGTAAGAGTGAGAAATATAATTTAAAAGGTAGAACAGTAAGAGTGTGGGGTGTGCCTGCATATCAACAACAAGATTCTGCATTCGATATAAAGGAGGTTGATGGTGCACCATTCTAAAACTAAAATAATACTTGGCCCTCCAGGCACAGGTAAGACACATAATTTATTAAACTTAGTAGAAGAAGAATTAGCCAAGGGTACTCCACCTGATCGCATAGCTTTTTTAGCATTTACCAAGAAAGCGGCAACCGAGGCTCGTGACCGGGCAATGAAGAAGTTTAATTTAGAAGAACAACACCTTCCATATTTTAGAACTTTACATTCATTTGCTTTCAATCAGTTGGGGCTGACAAAGTCAGAGGTAATGTCGCGTGATAACTATAAAGAATTTGCACAAACATTTGGTATGGATTTAGGATCTGTTGCTGATGGCGCAGATTCTGGCGGTGTAGTAACAACAGATAATATTTTAATTAATGAAATAAATTTAGCACGTATGAAATGTATGGATTTAGAACATCATTACAATGAATCTAATTTACAAGATATGTCTTGGCATTCACTATTACGTGCACAAAGATCATTAGAAGAATTTAAAAAGAAAAAAGAAGTATTTGATTTTACCGACATGATTGAATTGTATTTAGATTCTGGTCCAATACCAAAATTAGAAGTAGTGTTTGTAGATGAAGCACAAGATTTATGTAAATTACAATGGCGAATGATAGATAAAATAACACAAAATGCAAGAAAGGTTTACATTAGTGGAGACGATGATCAAGCTATATATAACTGGGCAGGCGCTGATGTTAAACATTTTATTCAATTGCCAGGTGAAGTAGAAACACTAAAACAGTCTTTTCGCTGTTCTTCTGTTATTCAAAATTTATCTAATAGAATAATTAGTAGAGTTAAGTTCAGAAGAGATAAACAATGGAAAGGAACAAGCAGAGAAGGCGCGGTTCAATATCATACTTATCCAGAAAGTGTTAATTTACGTGACGATGGTAGTTGGTTAGTTATGGCTAGAACTAATTATATGTTAGACGAGATAGAAAGAGACATACGTTTACAAGGTATGTTGTATAAAAGAAACAATAAATTACCTATATCGGCTAAACTTTTAAATGCAGTAGAAGCTTGGAAGAAATTAAACAGTGGTGAAATTGTACCTCTTGTAGATATAAAAGACATATACTCATACATGTCAAGTCAGATAGGTATAGAAAGAGGTCATAAGACTCTTAAAATGGCTGACAAAGAACAATACGAGTTAGAAGAATTAGTCATGCATCACGGATTACTAATGGGTGGTAGACCGTGGGATGTAGCGTTTGATAAAGTTGGTAACAGAGATAAAGAATATTTAAGAGCCATAGAAGTAAGAGGGACAATATCAAAAACACCGAAAATAAATATTAGCACTATACATGGAGCTAAAGGTGGTGAAGCAGATAATGTAATGCTTCTTACAGACTTGTCTAGGAAATCACAAGAAGCTATGGAAAAAGATTCGGACGACGAATGCCGTGTGTTTTATGTAGGAGCAACACGTGCCAGAGAGAGTCTACATGTAGTACAACCACAAAGAGAAGGGGGATTCATAATATGAGTTTTAGTAGTGGAGTTGCTAGAATAAAAACTAGCATGACAAAAGAAGAAATACTAGCAAAGGCTAGTGACCTTGTTTCTAATGATAGAAACAAATCACATGGTGACGCATTTAATAATCATGCAGAGATAGCAGAGTTTTGGAATATATTTCTTGATAAGAAATTAAGACCAATGGCTAATATCACAGCTGATGATGTAGCCATCATGATGATATTGTTAAAAATATCTAGACATACACAAGGTGAAAAAATTAACATGGATAACTTTGTTGATATGGCAGGTTATGCAGCAATAGCAGGAGAAATTAGTGACACAGGATCTTTTTAAGACAGTTACATCACAATGGGTTGCTCCTACGGAGTTCCCTCGTATAGAGGGACGCGTAGCGATTGATTTAGAAACATGTGATCCAGAATTAATTAAACATGGCCCAGGGTGGCCAACTAAGAGAGGTAAGGTGATTGGTATAGCTATGGCTACTGCATCATTTAAAGCTTACTACCCCATTGCACATGATGGTGGTGGTAACATGGATGAAGATAAAGTTGTAAAATATATAAAATCTATTTGTGAAGATGAATCAATAGAAAAAATATTTCACAATGCGCAGTATGATATAGGATGGTTATGGGCGTTGAATATAGAAGTTAAAGGTAGAGTGCATGACACAATGGTGGCAGCAGCTTTAATAGATGAGAATAGATATTCGTATACTCTTAATAGTATAGTGCATGAATATTTAGGTGAGTTTAAAAACGAGCAAAAACTAAGAGAAGCAGCAGAAGCATTTGGTGTAGATCCAAAATCAGAGATGTATAAATTACCGGCTATGTTTGTTGGTGAGTATGCTGAGGCTGATGCAGATCTTACATACAAGTTACATGAAAAACTATCTTGGGAAATTGTAAAAGATAATCTTACAACAGTGTATGATGTGGAATGTAAATTAATTCATGTTATTTTTAAAATGACACAACGTGGTGTTAGATTTGATGCTGAAAAATGTGATAAATTGGAGAGTAGATTCTACAACAAAGAAAAGAAGTTGATGAAAAGAGTTAAAGATTTAACTGGACTTGACATAGAAATATGGGCCGCAGCTTCTATTGCAAAAGCGTTTGATTCTATGAATTTACCTTATGAAAGAACAGAAAAAACAGATTCACCATCGTTTACAAAAATGTTTTTGACAGATCATCCTCATGAATTACCAAGATTAATAATGCAGGCACGTGAATTAAATAAGTTAAGAGGCACGTTTCTACAAGGGTTAATGAATTATACAGAGAATGGGAGAATACACGCGCACATTAATCAAATTAGGTCTGATACTGGTGGCACTGTGTCTGGTCGTTTTTCTTATAATCATCCTAACTTACAGCAAGTGCCTAGTCGTGGTCAGTTTGCAAAAGATGTTAGAAAATTATTTATTCCTGAGATGGGTGAGTATTGGCTCAAAGCAGATTACTCACAACAAGAACCAAGACTCTTGACGCATTGGGCGTGCCTCGT